GCATCCATCATCGCATCCTTTGAGGCGCAGTTCGTCTCCGGCCGTGATCATGGCCGTCAAATTGTGGTTGAATATTCCAACAAAGGATACCTGCTGCCCGCTGGCCAAGGTGACACAAATCCATTCCGGTGCCGCCGGCGCTCCGATTCCTGTAAAACGAAACGGTTTTGATGGCCGCTCACAATAAAGGTTTTCCATGGGATAGATCGGGTCCTCGCTGCTGGCGCAGCAAAGGCTTGCCAGATCTATCAGGTTTTCCGTAACATAAATCGGCTTTCCCATGTTATGCCCCTATTTGCTGTCGGACCAGCGATTTCATGAAATTGGCCTCCATGGCCGCAAGGAATTCAGGGATAAACCTTTGCCGCATCATCTGCCGATCGCTCATCGGGTCAAGTTTTACGGAAATGTTATTGATAACCGTGATGTCCTTCCCGCTTCCCTTGAGTTTATTTAACGGCTGAATAAATGCGTATTCCGGGATCTCTCCCATGGTTACGGTAACGGGCCGTCGAATAATTCCCTCAAATCCCGTTTGGAATCCGATTTCTTTGGTCGGGGTCGTTTTCGTGGGGACCGTTGTCTTCGGCTCGGGGGTTGTTTTCCCGGGCGTTGGAATTGTTTTCGTCCCTGGAGTTGGCGTTGTTTTTGCCGTCCCCCCGCTAGACCCAACGGTAACATTTACGGTTACGCCGGCCTTTGAAACCAGGGCCTTTAATAGGTCTATTTCGATATCAAGTTTGTCGGCTATGGCCCAGGTTGTTTTTTCGATGTTGTGTGTTGCGACGACAATCGTATCGGCCATATAATTTACGATGATCTGGGAATTGTCTTTGATCATCTTGAGCCAATAAGTGACGTCGGTCTGTTTCTGCGGGCCCTTGAAAAGTTCTATAACCGAAGTGATCCCTGAAACAATACTCCCGATCGATCCCAGGCTAGAAAGTAACCCCGATGCGATGGACCCGGCCGTTTTGGCCAACCCCCCGGTGACGGCGCCAACGGAGCTAACGATGCCCTTCCCTACGTCGGCCGCTCCGTCGATCAGCTTTTTTACAAATCCCATCATCCATTCCGTGGCCATTTCCCCGACCATCCTGAAAAATCCGGCCTTTACCGTATCCCAAAGGGAGACCAGAAAATCCTTTAGGGTTGTCCCTCCTTCGAGCCATTTTTGAATCGTGCTTCCCCATCCAGAGGCGATGTCGTTATAAAGGCCATCGAAATATCCCTTGATCGTTCTGGTCGCTGTTTCGGCTGACCCGGTTGCCTTTTCAAGTTCTTCTCCCGTCAGAATCGGGGGAAGATTGATCCCGCTCAACCCTAAAAGCTCCCTGCGGATATTGTAAATCCCGATAATGATCGTTGCTTCAGAAACCTTAAATTCGACCGATAAATCGTGAATCTGTTCTTCCAGATCCTTTGTCGCATAGACCGCGCCGTCGAAAACGGCCGGCATTAAACGGACCGCATCCATCAGGTTCCTGGATGGCGGGACCGCTGTTTTCGCATAAAAACCAAGGTCATCTAATTCCTTGTTTGTTTTTGATACGGCTTCGTTGTAATCTTCCTCGGAGATTTTCCCGCTCTTGTAAAGACCCTCGAGAGTTGCCATGAACCGGTTGATTTCTTCGATCCTGTCACGTTTTTGCTCGAGGGTCTTAATTCCCATGTCGGCCATGAATTTCGTCCAGGCCTCCTCGGCGTTTTTTGCGTCCTGTAATTCCTGGACAAGCCCATCAAATTCTCCCTTTAAGGCGCTTGTCGATATCCCCAGCTTTTGCTGGGCAATTTTCATCTCCTCCCATTTTGCCTTTATCCCGGCATATTCGGGGAGCGTGTTGATCGCCTCCATGACCTTGGTATAATCATTCCCGAAACGATGAACAATCGCCCTCCATTCCTCTTGGCTTGCGATCTCTGCCTTTATGGTCGCCGTTCGAATCCTGTTATAATCGCCCATGGCATTTGAAGTCTTGACCAGCGCTGCGATTTCGGCATCCTGTTTCGCTTTATATTTATTCGTCAAGGCGTTGATGGCCGCAGCCGCAGCCCCGACCGCGGCGATGGTTATTCCGAGCGGACCGGAAAGTGCGAGGATGGCGATTTTTAATGTCCCGAATAAGGAAACCAATTTTGGGATCGCAATTAAAATTGGGCCTATGGCCAGCATGGCCATCCCCAATTTGAGGGCCAAGGTTGCGATCTGCCTTACTAATTCCGGATGCGCCTCGACCCAGTCCCGCATTTTTTCAACGATAGGTCGAATTGATGCGAGCATGTCCTTCAAAAGGGGGATAACGGCTTTCCCGATTTCCTCGCCCGTTTCTTCGAGGTCTTTCTTAAGCATTCCCAACTGCCCTCCGAATCCCTGAACGGCAATCCTCGCAGATCCCCCAAATTCTGTGGCAAGCTCTTTTAAGATGTATTTTTGGGCGTCCAGGGTTCGCCCCTGTTTTACCAGCGTTGTTATAAGCTGTTTCGCTTCATCGTCAAAATTAACGCCGACCCGGCGCAGGGCCGTCATGCCCAAGATCGGATCCTGGAGGGCCTTCCCAAGTTGAATCGATGAGCTTTTTAAATCCTGGCCCAAAGCAACGGACATGTCCAAGACGGTTTCAACGGCCTGGGGCATAACGTCTTTACCAATTTTGGTAAATGTTAAAAGTAGGTTTTCCGCGACCTGCACTTCTTCATGGGTGAATTGAGTTACTCGGCTCATCGAATCGGCGAGCTTTAACATTTCGTCTTTCGTAACGCCGGCCGCCCCTCCCGTGGATTTTAAAACCGCTTCAAGTTGACGCTCTATTTTTGTTTCTTCTCCGGCCGCCTTAACCATTTCCCCGAGGATCCCAACGATGGCCGCCCCGGCAATGGTGAAGGCTGTCCCAACTCCCCTAAAGGCCGTTGCTGTTTGGGCGCTCATGCCCCCCGCGGTCTTAAGTTCTTTGGTGACCGCTGACATCCCGGCCGTAAAGCCAGACTTGTCCAGGACGAGTTTTCCGACGATTGATCCGGCGAGAAATGTTGCGGCTGCGCTCATTCTTCCTTGTCCTCATCCTCCATGAATTTCAATTTGTAATAAAGCGGTTCATAATGAGCCAGAAAAGAATCCTTGTCCGCCATGGCCATTCTGCTGGCGGTTATTTCGTCTAGGCGCTTATTGGTCAATTCCCTGTCAGCCTCCCTTAACCAAAAATTAAGGTCTCGGACGTCCAGGTTCAAAAGCTCCCGATATGAAAAAAGCCCGGGAAAGGCCCGCGTAATCAGGCGGAGGGAATCGCCTCGGGCCCGGATTCTTTTTTTTCCGGGCCCTGAGTATAGATTTCCCCGGCTTTTCTCAAAACAAATTGAACGACCTGCTTCAGGTCTCGGAAGTCGATCTGGTCGACGGTTTCCCTGTCCGCCCCCGTCAGAAGCTGGACCTCATCGGCAAGGACCCTAAAAAACGCCAGATCTTCCGGTCCTTTGAGGGTCTTCTCCATCTCTAATAACTTGTCAAAAATGGGGGCCGGTAATTTCTCGATGATAAAAACCTTCCCGTCAATCTCGACCTCGATCGGAGAAAAAAGGCTCTTTTTTGTAGAGATGCTTAGTCTGTTTTCGTTCATGGGAGCCGCTTGGGTTTACTGACCGAAGCTTCCGAAATCGCCGACCTGCCCGCTTTCCTGGCTCGGGAAGATAGCGAATTTCGTCAGGAAAATTCGCTGGTCTGATCTGTTGTAGGCCAGATCAATCGCCCGGTAAGGATGGGCATGATAAAAAACGATATAGGTCGACGGGTCGGTCGAGGGCACATTGTTGCAAAGCGGGACAACGGCCAAGGCATGGCTGCGCTCATAAAGTGCGCATCCGGCCTGATTCAGGATTTTGACCGTAGCTGAATCCTTGACGCCCAAGGCTACCAGCTCGATCTGGTCTAGGTCGAGCCTGGTCAACGGGACGTCAAGCTCAATCTGTGTTCCCGTCAAAACGGCATCGACCATCGCGTCGCCCATGCCTTCTTCTTCGACCTTGGCCAGGCCGTCGGTGATTTTGACAGAAACCGTTCCCCTGACGGGGGTCAGGGTGATCTCTCCCGCGGATTCCCCGTATCGGAAGATAATCGCTGCGGCTGAAATGTCGCCCATGGGAAGTTTCGGCATTTTATACCTCCTATTGGTATGCCTAATTTTTCATGGGATCGGATTCTCGATCCTCATGAGGTAATTCGTTGAAAATTCATAAAGTCCTTTTCCCCCTGGGTTTTCGATCGGCGCCGGCGTTCCCAGGGCATCACAAATCAGCAAATAAGGGTTATCCCCGGAAACCAACCCGCCAAGGTCCCAGCCCGTGGCCCCGTGCAGAATATCGTATATTTCCTGGGCATCCTCGGATGCCTCTTGGTAGGTCCGGGCCCGGTTCCAAACCTGAATCATTTTGTCCATGTAATCCGGCAGAAACCCATCCGTGCCTCCCGGGGTCCGCTCGAGGATCACCATGACACGATCGCCGAGTAGCGCTCCGATCCTGTTTTTCTGCGGCAAATGGCCGGCGAAAAAATCGATCCCCAGGTTCCAGGTCAAGCCCGAGTGGCCCAAAATAAAATGGCATATATTTTTAAGCATTCTTTATCCCAACGGCCATAATGTTGAAATATTTCTGCCGGTGTCTCATCAGTTTCGATTCGAGAAATTTTGGCCCGGATCCAGGTTCGGTCCAACTCGCCGGCGTGGCGTATGTCCCGCCTCCCGTCATTTCATCAAGTACTCCCTGGCCATGACCCACCCTCTCGTGAACCTGGGCCGCATACTCGATGCTGAATCCCGCAAAGACCGTTGTTTCCCCGGGATTGGTTACATGGGCCTCGATCTTAACCGATCCCTTCAGGTGGCCCTCTTTAACCGGCGTCTTCGGTTCCTCTTTGTTTGAATCGTGGATAAGTTCTGATCCAGCCCTAAAAAGTGCCTTCTCTAAATCGCGATACCATGCTTTCGCAAGCCGATCAAATCCTTTTGCGAAATCAGAAATATCCAATGAAAATCCGCTCATAGAAAAACCTCTGTCCATCGCTTGGCCCAATCCCGGCCCTCTAAAATGTTTATAATCGACCATTTATATCCGTTGATTAAAATCTTGTCATCGTGGTCCAGGCCGGCGTTCGGCCTGAATAAAACCGTTATGTTTGACGTTACTTCTTCCCCTTTAAAATCTCTGACCAGCCTGGTCTTATATTGAATAAGCCCCCGCATAACAATCAAAGATTCGAGGCCTTCCTCGCCCCAACTGTCGATCGGCGTGGCCTTTAAAACGTCGACGTAATCATGCAGGTATGCGTTGATCATGCCTCTGTCTCTCTGGCCGAAATCGCGATGTCCGATGTCGGGGTCAAGCTATGTTCGCAATTCGGGTGAAGCGGCGGCTCCTCATCGGCCGTTAATGGAGGATGGGATGGGTGCGTTCCTGAAATTGAAAAAACCATGCCCTCAAGTTCGGCGCATTCGGCGCAGGGCTTATTGTGCGTTGAAAATTCGACGAGATCGTTATCATAATCATTGCACATGGCCTTGGTCGCGCTGGTTTGGGCCTCGCGCAAGATCGTCCTCGCTACCATTTCCGCATAATATCCGACCGTATAATGGCGCCCATTTACTTCGATAAAATCTCCGTCCTCGATCTGGTCGCGCAAATAATCAATGATGCGATAACTCAGGGTTGCTCTGGCCTGGCCTTTAAGGACCGCTTCGGCGGCCCATTCATCAAATAGGCTTTCAACCTCGGCGATGTCGTTGGGGCCGAATTCAAACTCCTGAAGCCTTGAAACCCGCGCGGTGCCAGACCTGATCAACGTCAAGATCGATTGAGCGCTGCGGTATGCCGATTCGTTGGCCTTCTTCAGGTCCCCAAATATTTTTGCCGTAAAGCGTGCCATGTTTTCTCCATGGGCCCTCCCGGGAAGCTTCCCGGCCGGCTTCCTGGCTCCGACCATCTCCAATTGGACCTTTGTTTTTTTGGCCGAATCGGTATATGCCCTTGTTACCGCCATTTTCGACCAGGCCTCGGCGAAAACGTCAACCTGCTTTATGGCGGAGTTTATTTTCCCCTGCACGTTAGTGGCCTCAATCTGAGGATAAGTCGAATTCATGGCCCGTGTCAATTCCCCGATCATAAATTGGCCAAGCCGTTTATATCGATCTTTCAGCCTTTTTATCAAATTCGAATTCGGGGTCAAGGGGAGTGGCATTAATCTCTCGGCGGTTCTTCGTCGGCATCGAATTCCTCGGACCTGTTCAATTCGACAATTCGAACAACCGATTTATTAACGGCCCATGGCCAAAGAAGCCCCAAAACAAAAGGTGGTATCGGGATCTTGGAAAGATAATCTTTTTCGTATTTTTCCTTCATGATCCCCGCTTCGATGACCCCCTGGGCCTGCAGCCCTTTGCGGCTGTCTTCATCCTGTAGGTGTTCGGCCAGGTAATAGGTCATCTCTGCCTGGGCCTTTTTCAAGATAATCAGATCCGCCGGCGTGGCCAGGGCTGGCGTCGGGAGTGAGAATTGAGGATCATAAAAAAGGCGGTTGAATGCGTTCCAAAGGGCCTTAGATTTAAATGTCCCCGCCGATCCCAATAGGACCAGGTCATCCCATGCCTGGGTTATAAGCCGTTCGTTTATAAAATAATCGTCCGCATCGCTCACGTCAACGAAATAGCCTATCATGTCAATTCTCCTCTATAAATTCTTCGAATAAAAAGAGAATGAATTTGTGGCGGAGGAACGACCCCCGATTCCTCTGGCCCTGGGGTAATATTGTTTCCGGCACCTGTCAGGTTCGCGTTTTCAAATCTTTGCCAAAATTCCGTCCTGGCCTTTTTTGAAATCCGCAGCTCCTGAAGATAACCGTCGAAATATTGAGTGTTTCCGTTTCCGCTTCTCCTCCCGATTGCTCCATCGATGGCATTGGCAACGGTTAACATCCCGGCCGGGTTCGATCCGAAAGATGAATCCGGGACTCCTCCGTAGGAAACAATCCCCTGATCTAAGGCTGCCCGGTCTGCCCTATAGGCTAAATGATACCAGGTGTTTCCCCAGCCCGTTGTCTTCGTCCCCGCCGTGTAAGCCGTATGCCCGGCGCCGTCGCTTAGATTGGCGATCATATAATCAGAGTCAGAAAATCCGAAAAGGTAAAATCCCCCAACCCCGAATTTATCTTCTTTCCCGAATATCTTTCTCAAGAAACCTACGGATGTCTGATAAACAAGGCAGGAAACGGTCAGGTCGTTCAGGCCTATGTCCATGGTCGGCGAATCGGGGATATTAATCCATTGGTTCCAGCCAACGTTAAACCAATTCGCAAAGCCTATAAGTCCCGGGACCTGCGTCGGGCAATTGGCCCCGGCCGCTCCTTGGCCATGGTTTGCGTTGATGGTAGAATCCTTAAATTCTCCTGCGACCCCGGCGCCGGATTCTCCAAGATGCCAAACGCCGACGAAATCGGCATCCCAGGTATCCAGGTCTTTCTTTGCCGGCGCCAATATGTTTCCATAATAAACATAAAAATCAGTCAGCACTCCGTTTGAAAGGAGCGGGGCTTTAAAGAAAATAATTCCGCTGGCAAGCCCAAAAAGAACCGTGAATCCAGGGACCTTTAATTCCTGGGGAAGGAGGGTAACTCCGTCAGCTGCCGTGATTCGAAGGTCCGCCCCATCCAATAAACATCTTGCTCCGATTTCCGCATCAGCCGTTATTTTCCAGCAGACGGGGAAATCTGTTAGGTCGGATCCTCCGGTGTTGTTAACGCTTAATTTTTTTCTTCTTTGCCATCCGGTTAACCAGGCCATGTTTTTCCCTCCTCGTTTATTCTACCTGATTTATCTTCAGGCCGAAAGCCTAACAAAAATTGCCGGGATCGGCGCCGCGGTGATCATCGTGGGCGTAGACGGGAATGTCGATGGCAAGGATCCGTAGGTGAAGGAGACATAAAGCCCGGCGTATTGTGCTGTCCCCAGGGCGTTTGGATGGCCCAAAATATTTATTATAGAAGCTACGGGGAAACAATAAATGGCCGGCGTTGCAGCGCAAACGATAACGAGCCAATAAAGCTTATTTGCGGCCAAGGCCTGATTGATGGAAATCTTTTTTGATCCGGTTCCCGTTACGTCAATCGTTCCGGCGTCTAAAAGACGTGATCCAGGATAACAATTCCCATCGTCTTCATAAATCCCGAGCCTCGCCGTTGTTGTGCTTAAGGTGGAAACATAGACGGCGATTTGATCGAGGGTGATCGCCTTTGGGCAAATAAAAGGCATCGCATATAATCGGTTTGCGGTCAGGGCGCTTCCGGAAAGAGCCGTTCCGGATCTTGGGGAGCTAAACCAAGCTTCATAATTTGTTATCCCGGATTTTCTGTAATAAGAAATATCCCTCGATGCGCCTGGATCACCCGTTGCCCCTGTATCGCCCTTATCTCCCTTATCGCCCTTTGCTCCCGGGGATCCGTCATCTCCATCGGTTCCTGGTGATCCCGTATCCCCCTTGTCGCCCTTTGCCCCGGCGGCACCATCGAAATAATCAATTCCCTTAATTGGAGTATATCCGTCATCGCCATCAACCCCGGGATTCCCTTGATCACCCTTGGAACCCGGAGTGCCTGGATCCCCTTGGTCTCCCTTAGCGCCCGTGGATCCAGGGTCGCCCTTTTCCCCCGTGGATCCAGGATTCCCTTGGTCGCCTTTGGCCCCCGTAGGTCCCGGTGTCCCAGGATCCCCCTGATCTCCTTTGGCGCCGTCAAAATAATCAACGCCCTTGATCGGGGTATAGCCATCTGTACCATTATTCCCGGGATCACCCTTTGCCCCTGGATTTCCCTGGCCCCCCTGTGTTCCCTGGATCCCCTGATCTCCTTGGTCTCCTTTTGTCCCTGGGATTCCCTGGCTCCCGGTTTCTCCCTTGTCTCCTTTTGACCCGGATGTACCGGGGTCTCCCTGAATCCCCTGATCTCCCTTTGTCCCCATGGATCCAGAATCTCCTTTGTCGCCCCTTTGGCCGGAATCCCCGGTATTCCCTTT